CTCAGAGGAAAAGGAGGCCTGCTAGGCTTTGGTTTGTTAGGTGGTCGAGGAACTCCAAGGCAGGTTGCAAGACAACAGTATGGAGGCTCTCCAAGCATCTTAGGAAGTGGCGCTTTTGCTTCGAGTTATACACCAAAAATTGGCGAAGACGTTGTAACAGGTAGACAAGATTCCTCGACCAGAAACGTACCGAACTACACTGGCACAATCGAAAGCGGTGATTTTGATATTTTTGACACTCCCTCTGAGCCTGAAGTTGAATACTCTTTTGCCAGAGCGCCGAGAGGCTCAATCATAGGCACAAGCGGCTTTGCTTCTAACATACCTTATGCAAGGATTTCATCTCTCGGTGGTGGTGGTGGATTTGGAGGCAGTGGAGCGAGTAGCGGAGGATTTGGGGGCGGTTTTACCTTCAAAAAAGAACACGCTCAAGATGCTGGCGGATAAATATGGCTACACGATTTAGACAAGCTCCTATACCTTACAGACCCGGATACCGTGGGCCAATCTACGGCCAAGCACCACAAATGTTTGGCAGAATGTTGGCTAATAGAACTGGGATCGGATCTATACCGTTTGCTGGTCCTAGAATGCAAAACCTAATGACCAGAGGATTTACAAGGCTTGGACAGTTTGGTCAACGCGTTCCCGGCGGTAGGCGTATAGGTAATTTTCTTAATCGACTAGCGCGTCCGGTTAACCGTGTTACTGGCATGCAAGACACGCTTGCCAACATGACAAACCCAATGGCAATGGCAAGACAATTTGCTGGTGGGCAACGCAGAGGCAGAGGCGGCATTTTAGGATTGGGACTTTTCAGTGGGGGAAGAGGCGCAACTGGTTTTAGTCAAATGAGTCCAATGCAAAGATTTCAAAGACAACAATATTTGGAAACTGCTGGACCAATTAGTCCGGGCGGAGGATTGGATAGTTATGGCTTTGGCCAAGGCATTCAGCGACCTGATGCTGCGGGAATTGCAGCAGGCGTTCATAGACAGGTTATCGAGAGTTTGCCTTTTGAGCAACTCAATATCAGCAGCCCTGATGGCCAAAACTATTATCAGCTGGTTGACAAGGCGACTGGTAACGTCTTCATGCAAGGCCAGCACCACCCGGACTACAAACCGTCTGGTCCTAGCCTACAAAGGATTGGCGGCGGAATGTAGATCAGTTTTGTGACTGATGCACTAGCTCGCCGTCTAGATAAACTCGATAGTTTTCACCCTCTTTGTCAAAGTCATTTACTTTGCTGCTAATGAGTTGAGGAAACTTGTTATCGTCACACTTAACGTGTCTCACATAACCTTCCTCGCCGTTGATCCTCACATGCACATGTAGCTCCCACATCGAGTTATCAAACACGCCGTAAATCACCTTACCCATTGTTTGCCTCCTTAGACATCTCAGCAGTCATAACCTTGTCCTCCACGTTCGTGCCGTCAGTCAAAACGTGCGGGCTGACATCTCGATTGACCACAGAGTCCCTAACGAACACCACGCGACTGCCTCTGGGCTTGTCCTTCCACTCATCGCTCTGGTAGAAGCGCTCGTCCTTGAGCGTCCTGAAGTGCCACTTGCGGTAATGGCTCTGCGCCCTCTTCGACGAGAATCCTTTCGGGCCTCGCAGCGTCATCGAGGTTGTTGTACCTTTTTTCTTGTTAGCGTTCTTTGACAGCTTGATGACATTGTCTTTCTTAAACGGTACGCCCTTGTGCAGCACCTCATCACCCAGAGCTTGGCAGTACACCAAGACCGAACAGATCAGTTTGCAAATGTCAGCAAGTCTATCTGCCGACTCTTGGTTTTGATGTACGTCGCTTGATTTATTGTTTTTTAAAAATTCTTTTTCAGACTCAGGATCTTTGTCGGCATTCACGGCATGAAAAAAAGAGTCCATCCCCAAAGAAGCGTAAGCGCCTCCGCCCCTTATTACTATTTGGGTTGAAAAGTATTCTTGCAGGTTTAGCCCGTCTAGGGCGTCTTCAATACTCAGACCCGTTTCCTCAACTTCATGCTTGAACTTTTCAATCGTTTCATCTGTCCAGCCTTCTGAGCTGGACCCATAAGTACCAACATATTTATTTGAAACTTCCGAGGCATTTTTAGCGTTAATAGAACTGTGGTTATGCTCTTCGATGATTTGTTGATAAAGCATAGCAGCGCCAAAGTCTCTGCACCTTTTTTCTAAAACATCTTTGATGTAGTCATACAGCGCGAGATTCCTTTGACATCTAGAGCTTATCGAAACCTGAATCGATGGAACGTCTACTCCATTTATCTCAAAACCCTCCGGCATCATCAGAATAAAATCTTTCAGAGACGCATCCAGCTCAAAACCGTCAAGATGGTAGTCGGCCTCAAAGATGCTTGTTAACAAGTCAGCAGACTCTGGATAAATTACGACTCGGTCAGTCGTGTAAAAATATTGATCCAAAGACCGCCTGTCAAAATTGGCTTCAATGCATCCAATAACTTCTTCGTTTTTTGCTGCGCTTTCATATTCAAACGGCATGTAATCGCGAGACTCACCTGTCAAATCGCTCGTTGCAGGTTCTACTCCTTTTATCATCTTCGAGAGAGAGCATTGCTCCTCTGCAATTTCGATTACTTTCAGCAAGTCTTCTTTTTCAGATTCATCCATACCATTCCCAAATCGAGCTTTTATTCCTTGGTTTCTTGGATACATAAGTGCTTCTCTTTTGTCACGATCCCAAATCGCGGTGTGCAAAGCTTTTCTAAGAAAAGGAGCAGAGCCTTTCCAAATCTCTTGCCCGTCAACATTGCTTAAAGATTCGGCGTTCAAGTCGAGCGAATGTAACATCATCGTTGAGTACATGTAGTTTGCGCCCAAATGGTTTCCCATGCTTCTTGAGATTTGATTCTCGCAAGCAATGTAAGACTCCCAAATTGAGTCGTCCATGTTTGAGAGTTTGAGAAAGGTTGGAGAAACGCAAGCTTGGAAAGTTTTCTTGCTGCAAGTCTTTCTAAATACCTTTAACGCCTTTCTCAAAAGTTTCGCCTGACCCTTCACAAAATCTTTTGTAGTCTCCAGTGATTTATATCCCTTCATGCCACCCTCCGTGTTTTGCCGCGTACTATTCGTAGCGGCTGAAAGTTCCTGTCGAGTTCAGACATTTTAATCTTGAACCGTTTGTTGAGACCTCCGATTGGTCCCTGCTCTACCAAGCTCGCCCACTTTCTTCCGCGCTTGAGTAGAATCACAACTCGGTAACCTCCGTGGTTGCGATACATAGTCCCAAGCTCGTAGCCTTTGCTGTCGAGCCAACCTTGAGTAATCTTGTTAGGTAGTTTCATCGTCTGCCTCCTATCTGAACTGCGCGTCGCACTCTATAGTTCTTGCCGTAGTAATCGTCCACCGAACATCTTGCGCCTTGGTCGATGCAGACCGCTTCGTCCCTGCCGCCTTTAATCACAAGAAAGTGACCGCCGGTCATAAGAAGATAAGTCTTGCCCTTGGCTGTGTGTTCGTCAACAAACTTGCGAACGGTAATTTTTTTGCTCAACCTGTGGCACAAGGTTCTCTTCTTCTTCAGGCCAAAACGCTTGAGGGCTTCGCCAAAGATGTGAGGCTCGTAAGTACGGCCTTGCCAGTTATCTGGCCTGTTATAAGTCTTCTTGTACCAGTTGAACACAGATTGTAACGACCTGCCGCTCAACTCGGCCAGTGCGTAGATGCCGCAGCAGGGCATTCTGCTTGCGTCCTTTCCATTGATAAGTTCTGTCATATTCATATCTCCGTTTTTGTGAATATACAGACAGCTTAACACATGCCGTGTCTAGATGCAACTTTATATACATGAACATAATGTTAAATAAACGCTTGCACATCGACACGCAATCCTTATAATGGTCACATTGATTAACGAAACCGGAGAAAAAGATGTTTGAAGTAAACCAGATCGTAAAGGGCAAAGTAGCAGGACACTTCGTAGTGTTAGGCTTCAGAACAATTGGCGGAGAAGACTACGCTCAGCTCAAGTCTGTAGATCCTAGCGACTACACTAAGACGGCTTCCGGCGAGCTTGCTCTTCCCATCGAATCTTTGGAGGCAGTGTAGTGAGCGCAGCACTAAAGAAGGTTTTTTATAATCGCGTGCGGCGTACCTGCCGCAAGCATGACATTGATATTCAGCTTGAGGGTGCGCCAAAAAATTATCGCTCAGTGCAGTTGCTCAAAGATGGGCAGCTGCTGCTGGGAGATTACGCGCAGGGACGAGAGCCACTCAACATTGATTGGCAGCGCCTGCATGACGAGCTGACCAAGTATGGTTTTGTTGGAGGCATCAAGTGAGCAATCCTAAAAAACAGATCCGCAACATTTATGGCTACTGCCGCGTGTCTACCATCGAGCAGTCTGAGAACGGAATCTCAATCGACACTCAGAAGGAATTGATCTCTGAGTTTGTTAAAGAGAAATTCAACAAAGAAGTGAACGGGTGGTTTGCAGACTCTGGAGTCTCAGGCACTGTTCCGATTCTGGAGCGCGAGCAATGTCGAGCAATGACAGATGTGATGGATGAGTACGACATTATTGTTGCAACCAGAATGGACCGACTGTCTAGAAGCTGCAAAGATTTGATGGCGACGATTCCGCACTTTGAAGAATGCGGCGTGACCTTTTATCTTTGTGAGCAGTTTGGTGATATGCCAATTGTTTACCCCAAGGAGATTGCAGCCAAGGGACTAAACTCGAAATACGACATGAACGCCTTGGTCAACCAGATCATGCTGATGGTTTTATCTGCGGTTGCCGAGATGGAATTTGAGAACACCAAAAAGAAGTTTGCCGAGGGCAAAATCTCTTGGGCGCAACGTGGATATTCGATTGGTGGATCGGCGCCGTTTGGTTATTGCTTTGAAGAAGAAAAGCTCAAGCATGGCAATCGAATGAAAACCAGAAAGAAGCTGGTTGAGGTTCCTGAAGAGCAGGCCGTGATTAAGACAATCCACCAGTGTAAGAAGCGCGGTCTTGGCGTGCGGCGAATTGCCAAGCAGGTTGCCAACACCCACGCTGGGTTTGAAAATTTTTCTCCTAACAAAGTTGATAAAATCTTGAATCGCAAGTTTCAGGGTTTGGG